ATCTGCAGTTGCATTTTCTGCCATGAGTCTAGTTTCATGATCATCTGCAGTTGCACCTTCAAAAACAACCGCTGAATCTTCTAAAGAAATTTGAGAAGAAAGATTATTACTATCTGGCCCAAATTTATTATATATTTCAACTAATGTATCATTGATCTTCGTTCCAGCAGCACGAAGTGTATCACCTGTGCCATCATTCGCTGAACTTCCTATTGATATATTTTGTCTTGTCATGAATAAACCCTTGTTTTCTTATAGTATTATTTATATGTTTATATAGCGGAATCACTCAAATATCTAGTAAACATATCATTATCCATTGTCTCTGTTGCCATTGACATACCCATGTGTGCACTATCTGCAGCATGCGATGCACTATCATCAAATGTAAATGAATTTGGTGTTCCAAGTTGTTCAGCAGATGAATAAATCTTATTAAGTGCCTCAATCGTGATATCTTTATATCTTTCGATAGCATCAATAACACTGAGACTGACTCTAAAGACTCCATCTGTTGCAGGATCACCATTTGCTGAGGAATCAAATATTGCGGTCATTTGTGCAAATTGAGTAGTAATTGTTTGCGTTGCTTCATCAACAAGCAAAATATCACCAACACTTGATTCTAAAGGATTAGAACCTTGTGCTGTTAATGTTACAATTCCATTTCCTTGCAATAAAACTGATCCTGCGAAATGGAATCCTGCAGGATGCACAAACCTAGTGTATAATGACTCATAATCAGATACTGATAATCCACTTTTTATAAGGATAGAAAATATTTGGTATATTGCATTATCTAAAATTCTATTTTGAAAATCGAAACCAATTTTTCCTTGATTCCCTGTTTGATCAATACCACCAACATGAAGAAGTTTATCTTTTGGAAACTCAATTGTTGTTTCTTCACCAAAAAATCCACGAAAAAATCCTTCAACGGAAACTAAAGAACCCTTTGATTTATAAAAAAGAGGTATTAATCTCGCCATCAATCTAGGATTTTGAAAAAATGACGAAGATTGTAAACCGTTTCCTATTTCTTTAATTAACTCATCTAAATAGTTTTCATCGGTTTGAGAAATATCCCTAGATGCAAATAAATTAGAAATTTCAGTGTGAAAAGACTGAGTACCACTACTGTCTAAATAATCATAGTATAAATCTAAAAGTTTTATAAGAGAACCAGAATCTACTCCATAATCTTCTACAAAATACTCAGGAAGAAGATTGGATACTCCTGGTACATCAAGTCTTAGTTTTCTTCTATTTAAATCTTTTAATGAATGTGTCATAAGGTAATTGCTGATAAAGTTTCTTGTCGATCTATAATCGCTGTTGCAGCAGACTTAGAATTATCTATTGTAAGAATATAATTTCTTAAAGGTCTGATAGTATTTTCGTTTGCTGGAACAATTGTTACTTTAATTTCTGTGCCAGAATACGCAGAAAGATTAAAACCAGATAATGATACAACTCCTGTTGATGCATCATAAATTCCGATATTATTAACAATAACTTCCCCAGTAATAATATTAAAAATTTCTAATACATTTGATCCTAATCTATTTCTAAAACTTACATTAGATCCTTCATATGTAAAAATTCCACTACTAACTTTGTGTGTTAAAGAATCAAATGATGCAATAACTACTGGAAAATTGATATTGTAATCCGCTATTGTATTAATTGTTGGACTAAATTTTTGTTGTAATTTAACATCCATTTTTGAATTTAAAATTGAAGGAGATAATTCGTCGATAGTTGTAAGAAGATTAGATTTCCTAAACGTAGAATTAAATTTATTTAAATTATCAGAAAAATAATTTGTCATAGTCGATTCAATTAAAGTTTCGGTTGCCTGAGAAGTTAAGTCTGTTTGAGCAGGATCAAAATTAAATGATGTTGTTATTTCGAGAGAAGATGTTATTGGATCAACATAAACAGTATCGATAGACATGATTGATAAATTATCTGTCAAATTTGTTGTTATAGAATTTTGCGTTTCTGTTTTAGTTGCATCTGTGATCCCATCTTTAAATTTTAAACTGACATATACTCTTCCATATACTGGAGGAATGTTTTTATTACCACCCCATGCAGCTACATCATCAAGAACAGAAGAATAGTTTTCTAAAATAATTGCTTTATAGTCTTCTGAAGTTACCATCCTTTGTTGTGTAGCAAATCCGATAGGAGCATTCAGTTTAATAGAATTAATTGACTCTTTATCTGCACCACCTGCTGAATTTGAAACTGTTGTTACAGTAATAACACTATTTTCAGCAAGATTATTTTCGAAACTAATACTACTAGTAGAAAATAAAGAAGCTCCATTTGCATCTGCAGCTGATGTTGATAAATATTGAATAACTATTTTGTTTCCTGCTTGTGGTGCTTTTCCTAAAATAGTTCCATCACTGAAAGTTAATTCATAATACCCATTTGGTATTTCTCTTAAAATATAAACAGTTGAATTTGTATCAATACGAATCGATGTATTTACATCTTTATATGAAGTGAATGTTGAAGATGTTGGAGAATCATATACATTTACTGAAATTGTTGATGTATCAATATTTTCGTCTGGAATTACAAAAACTTGATCTTCAGAAAATTCTCCGACAAGAAAAGTTTTTGTTTTCAATGTTCCTTCGGTTATAGGAATCGTTGAAGAACCTGAAGAGGTTAGAAAAGAAAAGTTTCCTGATCCATCATTTGTTGCAGTATAAACTTCTGTTGTCTTAAAAGAATAAGATGTACCATCTACATCAGCAGTGAAAGATGAAAACTTTGGTAATGTGAGTACACTATCGGTTGAAGTGCTATCGACAGCTGTTAAAGTAATTGTCGCAGTTGAACCTGTTTTAGATCTTGGAAAATAACCTAAATTCTCTGCATGAGAAACAACAGATGAACGAAGTTGTGATGAATTTAAAAATGACTCATTAATTCCAATATTAGCAATAAGTCCATTCAAATGTGTATTATATGCAAGAACATCAAGAATATTTGATAATCCACTTGCCTCAAAATTATAGTCTGTAAATTCAGATTTTTGTTGAAAATAAGTTTTTAAATTTGCCTTGATCGCATCAAAATCAAGATCTGATGATTGAATAGTTGACATTATCGTAACCTTGTAAGAGATACATTAAGAGTATCGGTTTCTTGTGTACTTATAACTTGAAATTTTATTGTAATTTTAATATCGTTTAAATTTGGTAAAAGGTTGACTGTAATATTTTGAACAAGAGCTCTTGGTTCAAAGTGAGCGATCGAGTGTTCTATAGTATCTCTAATTTCTGCTTCATCAAACTCTGTGTCTAAATTAAAAAGAAAAGAATTTAAATTTGCTCCAAAAAATGGATTAAATGGTTTTTCTGTTTTATTAGTTAATAATAAATTTTTAATTGCCTGTTTTACTGAAGCTGCATCAGTCTTCTTGAAAATTTCTCCAGTAGTTCTTTTTTTAAATGTTAAGTCAATATCTTTATAATCTCGAGTCCTAGATGTAGAAATAGGTCTCGTTGTTAAGTTTCCATCTTCTACTGAATAAGCTCTTGTAGGCATTATGCTATCGCCGTTATTTTAAGTACTGGTATTTTGAAAGTATCAAATGCATCAGTATATTTTTGATCATGCACAATTACATCATAAGTGGTACTAGCGTCTCTAAATTGGATTTTTAAAGTCTTTAAAGATGACCATGTTGCAAAATCCCCTAGTGTTGCATCATCTGATCCGCCAATCCTCATGACATGAATAAAATGTGTTTGTAGAGTACTCTCCTCTGCTGTAAGGCCTATTCTAGATTTATCTACATCAACGTCGTCAATTAACATTTTATAATATCCCCGGCCATTCGCATCGATAGAAGCCTGCTGAAAATCAAATTCATATATTATTGTTTTCGTACCAGTAGGTGGTTTATAAGCTATCGTACTACCAGGAACATCTACGAAAGAAGTAGTAGCAGCTAATTCGGCTGTAACATTTTCTAAAGCATAAGTGCCAGAAGCAACAGTAATTGATCTGCCATCACAAAGTCCAACAAGTGTTTCTAGAATAGTCCCTGATGCTGGAGAGGCAGGTAATCCTGTTTGTGCTGTCACATCATCGTACGACAAAGTTCCAGTTACGGATAAATTTTTAACTGATAAAGTATCAGCATTGATTGTACTCATTTAAAACTCCTTGCCATTATTTATAATCTTTTTCATTGCTTTATTTCCATGATTTCTAAAGTAGATACCCCAATTTCATAAGAACTAGCTTGTACACTACCACCACTGGTATTTGCCGTTCTATTAAGTCTAAATGTTGTATTTGTATTATCAGTGGTACATGTTAAAATAATGCAATATCCTTTTCTCGATGTAGTTCCAGGTTTATCATAATAAACAAAATTAGAATGTCTAGGAGTGCTATTTTGATCACCATCATATTGATCTGAAATATAAGTACTCTGTTGATCAATAGATCTCATGTTATTGTATCCTTCAAAACCTGTTCTTCTTATGACTTGATAAAGTTTTTCTGTACTATTATATTCACCAATCAACCAACCTGTATTATGAGTAGTAGCTTCTCCGTAAATTCTTGCAGTTAATTTAATTAAACTATTAGAAAATTTAGGTGTAATATCAATATGCAAAGGTAATGCTGCACGTAATCTCCCAAAATCTGTATAATCAGATGCAACCATATCGGTAAGTTCATTAGAAGTACCTAGACTAGTAATCTCATCAACCCTTTTAAATTTTACTTGTACTATTTCTCCTACTTCATAATTACGTTGTCCGACACCAATAACTCTTTGGATGTCAGCATTTGATAAAACATTTAATGTTGAGGAATCATTAAGAGTAATAGTTTTGCCAGAAGCAACTGTAATACTATCACCAATCAATAATGAATTATCGGTTCCTGAAAGTGATATATTTTCATTCAAAGATGTTTGTCCAATCCCGAATGGTACTTTGTTTAATTGTGTAACTAAATCCAAAGGTATATCATAGAGACTATCCCCGTCATCATTTAAGAAGACTATGTTTCCACCTCTTGATTGTAAATCTGGCATATCTTATCTTCCTCCGGTTTTATTAGGTGGGAAAGTGCTATTTACGCCAGCGCCAAGGCCTGGTGTATCTTGATGTGAGTGTGTATGGTTGACAAGTGAAACACCACTTACAACTACATCGCCACCTACCCCGTCAATATTGACTGTAGTTGTCCCATCAATATCTACTGTCTGAGCAGCAACTTTTACGTCTGTCGCTTCGACATCCACATTTGTTGCTTTAATATTTGCGTTTGTACCAGCATCAATATAAACATTTGTTGTTTTA